TTCTAAATAGTAGGACTCTATGACTCTAGTCTCACTTACGAGGGCTGTGGAAATAAGGGTCCTGTTCGCGCGAAAAACCCCTCTATAGCTTTGGAGTCCTAGAGGGGTTTACATGAAACAACTACGTAACAACGAATCTCACGATTCCTTATATATATCCCGGTTCGCAAATCTGTTTTGTTTTCGGGGATAAATAAAATAAATGCTCCAAAAATATGTCCCTTAAAAAGATTATAACAGATTACTTAAAAGATAAAGACCTATACCATGAGTCTGATGAGATATTAGTGGATGAACTGGTCTTTAATATAGACTTAGCAAAAGAGGCTAAAGAGGATATAAAGGCTAATGGGATAGAAGTTAATATAACTAGGGACCCAAAGAAAGAGCCATATTATATAAAGAATAAGTCTATAGACATATATCAGCAGGCCCTTAAGAATCTACAGGGTCTATTTAGACAGTTAGCCCTGTCTCCAAGTGAACGTCAGAAACTAAAAATAGAGCTCTCCTCTAAAAAGGATGAGTTCGACGAGATATTTTAATTATGGAAAAGTCAGTAGAAACAATAGCGGATAAACCGATGTATACTAGGATTCCCACAGTAAGGCTTAGTATAGACAACTACTTAAGGGACCAGTTAATAGCTGAAGGAGTAGACCCAGATACTATAGTCTTCGAAACTGAAGAGCTTCCTAGAGATAGTAGATGTTGTAAAAAGATATTAGTAAAAGCCCATGGAACAACAACTGAAGAAGAGGGGTCTTAATAAGCTCTATTATATGACTAAGGCTGCAGAGAGTAAGAATATAGCCCATGCTATATTAATAGTTCACTTCGTAAGACACCTAGATAGATTATGCAATTAGAAGAATATGTAAAGAGATGCTGGGACCTAGTAGAGGAGTATATTACAGGAGTAACGAATGAAACTATAATAACTAATAAATGGGTTAAGCTCTCTGTAAAGAACTTCTTAAAAGACCTGAACAGAGAAGACCTCGAATATAGAACTGAAGCAGTAGATAGAGTCTTCAAGTTTTTCTATTTCATACGGATTAATAAATCCAATAGATATTCCAGGTTCGAACCACTTCCTTTCCAAGCTTTCATACTAGCGGCTCTGTTCGGGTTTTTTTATAAGAAGACAGGTAAGAGAAGATATAAGTATGTCTTTCTCTTTATGGCCCGAAAGAACGGTAAGAGCGTTTTTTCAGCAGCTCTGCAGCTATACTTCTTAGTCGCAGATGGAGTAGCAGACCCTCAGTCTTTACTATTAGCCTCTACAAGAGAACAGGCCTCTATATGTCTGGAATATGCTACAGGTATAATAAACAACTCTCCTGCTCTTTCTAAGCGACTGGAAGCTCAAAGATATAAAATCATATTTAGGGATAGAACTAAAGGAGGATTTAGTAAGACCTTAGCCTCTATAGCTCATAAGCTAGATGGATATTCTGCAAATGGAGCTATATTAGATGAGATACACAGCTACCCCGACGACAAGCTTTTTAATGTTGTAAAGTCCTCGACCTTAGCTAGGGAGAATCCTATGCTCTTTCTTATATCTACGGCTGGATATAGTCTAACCTCTTTCTGCTATAACTTTCTTCTATATTCTAAGAACGTTCTTAATGGAGATATAGTAGATGACACGCTATTTCCAATGCTATACTGTATAGATGACAATGACGATTATAAAGACCCTTCGGTATGGATTAAGGCTAATCCTGCTTTAGGAGAGATAAATCACTTAGACGACCTACTTAGCGAGTTTAATCAGAGTAAATACTCAAAGACCCAAATAGATAACTTTCTTACTAAACACTTAAACATATTTGTCGACCAGGAGAGAGCCTGGATTCCTAACGAAACCTTAACGAAGTCTATTCGAGACTTCGATGAGAAGGAGCTATACGGTAAGGAATGCTATATAGGAGTGGATTTATCTTCAACGAGAGACCTAACAGCCCTAGTATGCTTAATTCCGAATCAGGATAAATACTATGTTCTTCCTTATTTCTTCATGGCTAATAATGCAGAGAAGTTTTTAAGAAGTGGAGGAGTCAACTTAAAGACATGGATAGAAGAAGGATTCGTTACTCTATGTCAGACTCCGACGGTGGATTACGATTTAATAGCTGAGAAGTTTAGGGAACTAAATGACAAGTTCGATATTCGACTATGTTCGTATGACCCTTATAATATAGCTTCTATAATAAACAAGCTATATGAAATAGGTATACCAATGGGTCCTTTCGAACAGAGAGCTATTCGTTTTAATGAGCCTCTTAAGAAACTGGAAAAAGAGTTTTTCAATGAGAATATAATAATGAAAAGCCCAGTTATAAAATGGAACATAAACAACGCTATTTTACAAAGGGACCAAAACGGGAACATAAAAATGGATAAGAACCGCTCTCTCGATAGTATAGATGGAGCCGTAGCTTTAGGAATGGCGATGGGAGCTTATGAACAGACAAACAGGGGGACACTAATAAAATCGAATCTTTGGAATAACTAATATATAGTAAAATAACTACTTAAAGATGTTCGAAAATATAAAAAGACAATTAAGTTATGTCTTCGGAGGAGGCTCAAGTCAGCCAAGTATGGTTTTAGGAACTAACGAAACATATATAGACCAGGTTTTGGACCCTTTACGTATGGGGAATAAAAGAAATACCTTCCAAAACTCTGATGCTGAAAAGGTAGCTACATGTATGACGGCTATAAAGGTTTTAGGAGATACTATGGGGCGTCTTCCTATAAATGTATACCAAACGACAGACTCAGGAAACCAAGTAGATAAGTCAGATTATAGATATGACCTACTTCACTTTTCGCCAGATGGAATAATAACTTCCCAGGCTTTTTTCTCAGCGCTAGAATATAACAGGAATCTTAAAGGAAACGCCTTCGCTAGAATACATAGAGACCGTATGTCTGGAGACGTTATATCTCTGGAGCTTATTCCTTCTAATTATGTCGGGGGATATAAAATGGTCCGGGGACAACTATATTATATAGTTTACCTAAAGAAGGAAAACGGGAGCACAAAGGAGACCGTTATTAACTCCCAAGATATGCTTCACTTTAAGATGGTGACGAAAAATGGGATATGGGGGATAAACCCTATAGAAGCTCAACGTCTTAATCTCTCAACTTTATGGAAAGCTAAGAATACAGTAGATGTTTTTTATGAAAACAATGCTTTCTCCCCTCTAGTCTTAAAATCGGTTATTCCTGACCAGGCTTTCCAAAAGCAGTTCTCAGAAGCAATGGAGGGATTCAAGAATAATAATGCTGGAGTTCCTAATGCAGGGACCCTTATAAAACTTCCACCCTTCACAGAAATACAGCAGCTCACAATGGACCCTGTAGATTCTAAGTTTATAGAATCTCAAAAGTTCGATACAACTCAAATAGCTGCTTTCTATGGAGTTCCTCCAGATATGGTGGGGGTTTACGAATACTCCAAATATAATAACGTAGAGCAGGCTCAGCTAAACTTCAAGGTTAATACGGTAGCTTCTATAGCTCGTATGTATAGACAAGAGCTGGAAATGAAACTCTTAACCTCAGAAGAGAGAAAGGCTGGAAAGAGTATAGAGTTCGTTACTCAGGCCCTAGTAGAAACGGATATTGTAACAAGAAGCAACTATTATAGGACTATGCAGGACTTAGGAGTTATGACGCCTAACCAGATAGCTCTATTAGAAGGACTTCCTACTTTCCCTGAAGGAGATAAACACTATATGTCAAGTCAAACTCTTCCTATAGAGGATAGGGACTCTAATAAAGCGGCTCCTCCTGAACCCGAACAAGGGGATGAAGAGCAAGAAAATATAAACGAATAAATAGATATATGCCTCTAATATATCTCTATATTTAAGATTATGCAAAATAAATCTAATAACATGAAATATAATAAGATTCAAGAGAGGGTCTACAATAGTAAGGACCTTCAAATAAGAGCGGTAGAGGATGAAAGCAAAGGAATGGTTCTAGAAGGATATGCCGCCTTATATAATGTTCGTTCTCAATTACTATTTAATCAGTTCTATGAAACAATCGAGAGAGGAGCTTTCGATAAAGTTCTGAAGAACAAAGAGTTAGACGTGGTTCTTAACTTTAACCATAACAATTCCCAGATAATGGGAAGAACGGTAAATGGAACCCTTACTCTAAGTTCAGACGATACTGGTTTATTCTTTAGAGCGACACTCCCTGACACAAGCTATGCGAAAGACGTTTATAGCTTAGTAAAAAGAGGCGATTTATTTCAAAACTCCTTCGCCTTTCTCCCTTCTAAAAGAGGTTATAGGTCTGATAAAGCCGAAGACGGAACGGACCTATATGTTGTAACAGAAGTTCAGACGCTTCGTGACGTGGCCGTAGTTACTTTTCCTGCGTATAGCGCAACTAGAGTAAAAGCTCGTCAACTAGTAGACCCCGAAACAGGTGAAGAAATACCTGCTGTAGAGGTAGCTGAAGAAGCTCTTAAAGAAGTTATGGATTTAGTCTCTCAACTTCAAGAAAAACTTATGGCCCTTAAGCCAGAGGAAGAACCTGAAGAAGAGCCTGAAGAGGAACCTACAGAAGAACCCGCTCCTGAAGAGGAACCGGGGGAGGAAGAAGAAGAGGATGCAAATAGAAAGCTGACCGAAATATATAAAAAGCGAATGAAAATCGTTAAACTCAAATATGTAAAATAAATAAATCAAAAATGAAAACACTCAAAGACTTAAAAGCTGAAAGGTCCCAGTTCATAACCAGGATGGAAGAAATCACTGGCCAAGATATGACCGATAAGCTACGTTCAGAATGGGACGGACTTAATGAAAAAGTAGAAGGTCTCTCTAAAGACATAGAAAGATTAGAGAAGCAGGAAGAACTAAACAAGAGAATGGTTAATTCAAATACCGTAGAGGAAAAGGAAGAATCCAAATCACTCGGAGCTCAGTTCAGAGACTTCTTAATCGACGCTGTCGAAAGGGGTGGAACTTCTAAGTTTTCCCTAAGGGCTGACCCTATTCTTTCAAGCACAACTACAGCAGTTATTAATAAAGAAGTTAATAACTCAGTAGATATTTTAGTTTCTCCAGGTGAAGCTTTTTTAAGAGAGCTAGGAGTTACTTTCTACCCAGGACTAGTAGGAAACTTCGTTATTCCTGCAATGGCTGAAGATTTAGCAACCTTCCCAGGTGAAGATGCAAGCGCAGCCTCTGCAGATATGACTCCAGAAGCTCTTACTTTAGCAGCTAGAAGGCTTACTCACTTCCAGGGCGTTACAAGAGAAACCTTAGCACAGACAAATCCTGCTATTTACAATGGAATCGTTCAGAATCTAGTAAACGGTTTTTGGAAAGCTGTAGCAAACGACCTCTTCGACACTCTAGAAGCTGATGCTGCTACTCAGATAGGCGGTTTCGGAGGTGGACCTGTAGTATACAGAGATTTAGTTAACATGGAAGCTTCCATAGGAGGTCTTTCTGTAAATACTCCTGCATACGTTACAACTCCTGCAGTTAAGGCTTACTTAAAGCAAACTGTAGAATCCACGTATGGAAAGAACATATGGATGGATGAGGAGATTAATGGCTATAAGGCTTATGGCGTTCCCGCTGCTAATACTGACAAGATTTACTTCGGTGACTGGTCAAGAACAGCAGTAGGTTCATGGGGGAATCTAGAAATAATCGTAGACCCTTATACTAAAGCTAAACAGGGTGAAATCGTTCTTACTATTGTAGGTCTAGTAGATACTGGATGTTTCAATAAGAGAGCTTTCGCTATTATGACTGATGCTTCAGTAGTTTAATCTATTTTGGAAGGGGGGCTAATAACTCCCCTTTCTTAAAATAACTTCTAGAAATGGCTATTCCAGTTAAAACAAAAAGCTCGTGGCCTGTTTCTCTTTCTGAAGCTAAAAGACACTTAAGGGTGGATGAGGACTTTCATGATGATGATGACTATATCTCAGTCTTAATTCAAGCAGCAACAGAAAAAGCAGAAAGGTATATCGGAAAAGACATAGCAGAAACTACTTCTGTTCAGGCTCTATATGACTTCCTAGGGAGCTATTTATGGATTCCGGAAGGAAACTTCCGTTCTTTAGATTATGCTGTAACAGATACTTCTGTTTATGCAACTATATCTAAAACAGATATAAGATATAATGGAGTTTATATAGAGTTCGATACTTCTTATGATGCAGACCCGTTAACTATTTCATATTCAACTGGTTATACAGAAGGGGAATGTCCCCCCTCTATTAAACAAGCCGTTTTAATAAAAATAGCTGACCTCTTCGATATAGACAGGCAAAGCTATACAGAGGGAAGTATAAAAGAGAGCAAAGCCTTCGAATACCTTTTGGATTCGTTTCGCTTAGTAGAGTTTTAAGATATGATAACCAGTAAGTTAAGCAAACAGATAACTATAGAGAAGGAATCAACTTCTACTAATAGAGTGGGAACGCCTCAGGAGAGTTATACTTTTCTAAAGGATACTTATGCGGATATTTATATTCAAGCCGTTACTACTCAATACTCAACCACTGGTTCGCTTCCTTTCTCCCAAACAGTCTTTACAATAAGATATGATGAAGACGTGGATTACAAATGTAGATTAATCTATAATAATAACTATTTCAAAATAGAAAGTATAGAGGAGATAGGCCGTAAACACTGGATGAGAATAAGATGCATAGTCTGGGAAAGAGCAACAAACTATTAAGATGGAAACAGGGAACTTAGAGGGATATGATGAGATACTCAAACTGCTTCAGGAACTAGGAAACGACAAGGCGATTAATGAGATTCTTAAAAAATCTAATAGGGATATAATAACCCCCTTAAGAAATGAGATGGCTTCTTCTCTGTCCTATGCTCCATGGTTAAAAAAGGAGATTAGAGTAAGAGCAGCTAAGGTGGATGGACAAAGTCACCCTAATGCAGTTATGGTAGGGCCTACGTCAGATTCTTTTCTTATTCGTTTTTTGGATAAGGGAACTGTAGAAAGATATACAAAAGCAGGAAGATATGCTGGTAAGATTACTGGGAAACATGAAATAGAGCCTTTCTTCGATAATAAAGCTCCTAAAATACAAAAGGATGCTGCAAAAGAATATGGAGAAGCTCTAGTGAAGCAAACAGAAAAATATACTAAAAAAATAACTAAAAAGAAATGAGTTTCGCAACAGATATAAATGCAGTTTTAATAGGAGATGCTTCTATTAACTCTTATATCGATGGGGGGATTCACTATGAAAACCTAATCGATAACTGGTTAGCTGAAACTAATGATGATATATGGATAGTTTATGACTTTAATAAATCGGAGCAAACCGACTGCTTAAACTCTAAAAATGTCTATATGACATATACTCTAAATATAGTAGTTATACAGAGAAGCACTAATACATATATCGATTTAATTACAGACCGATTAGTCGATTACCTTAATGGATATGAAGCTGGAAATATATTAGATATAGCTTTCGTAAGAGACCAAACCTCTTTTAATCAACAGCAAGACATATACACTAATACTATGGAGTTTAGAAGCTACTATTTAGAATCATAATATATAGAATATAACCAAAAATAATAATAGAAAAATGGCTACACCCTTATTTTCGAAAAGTATGTCGATAGTGATAGATGGTTCTACCCTAATATGCGGCACGGATTTTTCGCTAGCAATCACTAAAGATATGATAGAAATCGCCTGTTTAACTGCTACTGGAGCTAAACAACAAGTCCCTGACCTTTATGGCTGGACAGTTTCTTTTAGCGGATTAAGAATGCAGAGCGCTTCTGTCGATTCAGGATATTTAAGCTACGATTTTTTAGCAAATAAGCTTATTACAAGCGATGCTTCTGTTTCGATTTATATCTACCCTGATGTTTCTTCAAACCACTATTTAAGTGGAGCTGGTTACCTCTCTAGCCTTTCAATGGACGGTGGAGTAGGTTCACCAGTTACTTTTAGTGGAGAAATAGCAGGAGATGGACCTCTAACTCAGCAGACTACGTCTTAAGATAAAAAGATAAAAACTCTTCATAGATATATAGACAAATAAAAATCTATTCTATGAACTATTTAACTTACAAAGGAGTCGAGTTTCCGATTAGAGTTTCTTACTATGCTCTAAAACAGTTCCAGTTAGAAACAGGAAAAGGTATAGAGACCATAGACCAAGAAATAGGTAACCTCGAGATTCTACTCTATTATGCTCTAATAGCAGGTTCAAAGGCTGAAGATAAGCCTATGAAACTGAAGAAAGAGGATATGGAGTTCATGCTAGACGAATGCTTAGCGGATTTTAATAAAATCCTTATGGCTTCGTTTCCAGATTCTAAAGGAGGAAACGATAAAAAAAAATAATAACCCTCGATGAACTTTTCGGTATAGCCGTAGGTTCCGTAGGATTAAGTCCAAACGATTTTTGGACCCTTACGCCGAGGGAGTTTTCGTATATTTTAGATTCATGGAATGAAAGAAGAGAGGAAGGAATCCAGTCCTCATGGGAACAGACAAGAATAATAGTTTACTACATATACTGCTCTATTTCCAAGAAGAATAGAAATCCCTCTTTCCAAAGATTTAAGGCCGAACACCTTCCTTTTACATGGGATAAGATGAAACGCTCGAAGGACTATGATGAAGAAGAATACTTAACTAAAGAAGAGCCCTTAACTCCTGACCAATGGTGGGAAAGAATAAGAAAGATAAGAGAGCCTAAAAAAGAATCTGTAGAATCTAAAACTCTAAATCTGGAGGAGCTGGCCTTAATACAAGAGAAGTTAAAATAACTTCTCTTTTTTTTAGGATAAATACATAAATAAACCCCTATTAATGGCTACTATTTTATCCGACCTCGCTCTACGACTTTACGCTCAAGTCTCTGAACTTAAAAAGGGCTTAACAGAAGCTAGTTCAAGCGTAAAGAAATATAACTCTGATACTAAGACCGCTACTGCTAACGCTAGCAAGAGCTTCGGTGACATGTCTAAGAATGCTGGAAGCGCTATGTCTCAAATGACTGGCGGGCTTTCAGCTTTTGGACCTGCTGCACAACAAAGCGTTGGAGGATTCCAAGCTTTAGCAGGCGGAGCAAAACTTCTTAATGCAGCTCTAGGCCCCATTGGTTTAATAATCGCGGCAATAGCCATAGCAGTAAAAGCTCTTTCTGCATATTTCAAAGGCTCTACTGATGGAGCTGAAAAGTTCGCTCAGATTATGGGATTCCTTCAAGGAGTCTTAGGAGCTATTCAAGATGCTTTCATAGCCTTAGGTAGGATTATAGTTAAAGCTTTCGAAGACCCAAAACAGGCAATCGCCGACCTATGGGAAGCAATCAAAACAAATATATGGAATAGGTGGGAAGGATTAGTTATGTTCTTTAGCAAGTCTTTCGATTTTCTTAAAAATGGATTCGCAGCTCTTAAAGAGACTATAAAAGGTTTATTCGATAAAGACGCTAAAGATGAGGCTAAGAAATACTGGGAAGCAGCTAAGCAGAACCTATTAGATATGGGTGATGCTGCAGTTCAAGTAGCTACCGGTCTGGATAAAGCTCAAAGGTCAGAGATTTTCGATGCTATATCTAACTTTACTAAAGAGGCTATTAAGGATGGTAAAGCTTTAGCAGCTATAAAGGCTCAGGAGGTAAGATTAGAACTAAAGAAAGCTACAGCTCTTAAGACCTATGCAGACTTAGATGCAAAAATAGCAGACCTAAAACTAAAGTCAATCGATAAGGAGACCTATTCTAATGAGCAGAGGCTTAAGTTCAATGAAGAAGCTCAGAAGCTAATACAACAAGAGGGAGCTCTAAAAATAGCTATAGCTCAGGAAGAACTAGATATTCAAAGAGCTAAAATGGCTCTTACAGAAAATGGACCCGAGGAGGTTAAAAAAGAAGCTGAAGCCTATGCAGCTCTTATAGCTCAGCAAAAAGCAGTTTCAGACCAGTTAAGAGAAGTTACAGCTCAACACGTAGAAATAACTAATACAATAAAAGCAGAAGAAGCTGCAACTAAAGCTAAAACTGATGCTGAAGCTAAAGCTCTAGAGACCCTTAAACAAAAAGAAGGGGAATATGCTCAGGCTATTATAGATAGAAACAAGGCAGATAAGCAGCAAGCTTCTTATGAGGGTAGGATTCAAGCTATTAAAGATGCTACAGATGCTGAACTGGCAATCTTAGAAGAAAAATACAAAAAAGAACTTATATTAGAGTCACAATACTTAGAGGCTAAGAAAGCTTTAGCAGAAACCGCTGCAAGAGAGGTGGCTGGAGTAGAGTTAGAGATAGAACAGGATAAGAAGGATAAGAAGGATGAAATGATAGCAGCAGGATTCGAATCTGCTCAACTACTTACAGAAGCTACAGCCTCTATATTCGAAGCAGCTAAACAAAGAGAGTTAAAAGCAGCAGGGGATAATGAAGAGGCTAAGGCTAAAATAATGAAAAAGTATGCTAAGAGGGAAAAAGGAATAGCAATCGTTCAGGCTTTAATCAATACAGCTCTAGCCTTCACAAAAGCTTTAAGTGGTTCTCCTCCTCCAATGAACTTTATTCTGGCTGCTGCAACGGCAGCTGCAGGTCTGGCTCAAGTAGCAGCAATAGCTTCTCAGCCTTTAGCTCAGGGGGGTTTAGCTTTTGGACCAGTAAATGCTTTAATCGGGGAATATGCAGGAGCAAGAACAAACCCTGAAGTAGTAGCTCCTCTAGATAAGCTACAAAGAATGCTAGGAAGTGGCGGTGAGGTAGTTTTCAGAATAGAATATGACCAATTAGTAGGAGTTCTTAATAATGGAGCACAAGTAAAAGCAGCAATATAATATGGCATATGCAACTAAATACTATATAGACCACTATTCCAATGCTGGAATAAGATATTATGTAAGGCTTCAGAAGGATGGCTATTCAGGTTCAGCGTCTAGGCTGAAACTTACAAAAGGAGGTTTAACAATAGATTATGACCTAAAAGACTGGGACGAAACAGTGATGGTCATGAGTTCTAAACTAAATATACTTAATGACGCCTCTAACTGGTATGCTTATGAGGACTTATTTACACTAGAGGATAAAGAGTTTAAGATATTAATAGATGCTTCTTATAATGGCCAGAATGTAAAACTATTCGATGGATGGATAAACTCCTCCCCTGTTGTTCAGAAATACCTTAATAATTCAGTTATAAACATAACGGGGTCTAACTTTATTCAGAAGATGGATAAGTTAAGCCCCCCTATAATCAATACTCAGGATGCTTCTAATGGAGATACAAGAAGTATAATAGATTTAATAAATGGAGCAGTTCAGCTAACAGGTAAAATAGACCCAATATATGTAAACTGCACTTTAGAGCCCTCTGGAGGAATAATAGATTCAAGCACGACCCTATTTAATAAATGCGGGCTTAATCCTACAATCTTTATGGATGATAATGCTAATAGAGAGAGTGGATTAGATATGGTAGCGGATATTCTTACCCCTTTTAATAGTTATTTATACTGGTGGAATGGAGCCTGGTATGCAGAAAGATATGCAGATTTATGTCCTTCAACAGGAAATAAGGGATATGTAAAATATACTTATGCAACTGCAGACGTCTCTTACTGGTATAGCGATAAAGGGGTTTATACTCCTATAAATGAACCTTCTATAAATCTACCTATATCTTCTATAGATTCTTCAGTAGTTTTTGGAGGAGCTTCTCAAACTATTAGTATGATACCTGGTCTGGAGTTCTTAGAAATAAGTCTAGATGAAAGCGAATGCTTAAACCTAACAGTAAATGACTTCACTGGAATACAAGGAGGTTCTTTTCCCTCAGTCCACTACCCCCCTTATAAGAAATGGAATGCTTCTAGATTCACAACTCCTACAACAGGAACTGGGTGGCACTTTCCTGGATATACAGCTACACTTTTATTAAGCACTTCTACAGGATATTCGTTCGAAGAATCCTATAATATAAAATGGACTGCTGACTCTTCTGCTATAGGACTATATCGAACAGGACCTGGTAAGCCATACAGTGGAATACAGAACTCCATACTTAGATGGGGGGTTCCTTCTAGATGGGCAGGCGGAGTTTTTCAAGAGAATAATAAACACTATGCAGGTCTTTCTACAAGATTCAAAGTGAGCCTATATAATGAGGAAACTAAACTAAATATAAAATGGAAGTTTCTTCCTATATCTGTTGGCTCTGGAGGGCCAAAAGCATGGGATTATAAATGCTACTGGACTCTTAGAGCCCCCACAGGAAGCTATTGGATAGTTTATAATGAGGATTCCGATATATGGGAATATAAATACTCTAACACTTTAGCAGACTACGTTAATACTATAGAGGTTACAGGCCCAGACCTAAATGAAGCCGGATATGCGGATATAGCTGTAGATATTCCTATTGGAGATGTAAGTGGATGGGTTAATACAGGGGATAAAGATTTAATCTTTTCTATTTTAGGCGAAGATATAAGAAAGACAGCAACTACTACATGGAATACTTCTAATTATGTCCTATTCGCTGGATATGGTGATGTTTTTATAACGGGGCAGAGTGGTATAGACAAAGCTAATAATAAAATAATAGCCCAGTTAAATAAGAATGTCTTAAATAGTAAGAAAATACAGATGAAAATCTATGACACTAGTTCTCTTATGTTGGATAACGGAGTTCAGACAGCTTCTAACTTCTCAACAAGAACTAGTTTATGGAAAGAACACGGAAAGACTACTGCTAGGTCTTTAGTAGAATGGTATATTCATGACAGGTATATGCTCTATAATAGAAATAGAAGAGAGATAAGTGGGAATATAATATATCCTGGCTACTTAAAGCCCATGTCATGCTGGTATGATATAAATGACCCTAGCACAAGAAAATATGTTCTTACGGGCTACACTTATAAAATAGACGAAGATTCTTATAACTGCACATGGCTAGAATATGATAACAATTCAGTTATAAACATAACTGGAGCAGGACAGAGACCAGATACTTTAGTAGACCCCAGGTCAACTAGAGATAGAAGCGCCGGAACTACTACAGGAACAGTTAGAAGCGTAGGGGATAGAACAGTCCCGACTTCTACTTCTACTACAAGGACTTCTAGAAGAATATAAAAAATATGTAAGATATGTCATACGACGTAAGTATATATTACTCAAGGGTTAAAACAGCCTATTACGATTCAGTTGAGGGGGGTAGTTCAGTAGCTAGTGGAGCCTCTCCTTATTCCTCAGCTACAGGTGGTGGCGGAGGTGGTTCTGTTTCTGGGGTAGTTAGAACAACGGGGGACCAAATAGCTTCCGGCATAAAGATATGGGATTCTAGCGCTATATTCAATAATGATGTTTCTATTTTAGGAGGATTAGATGCTTCTTCATGGGCAACTTTCGGAATGGATGTTTCTATAAAAGGAGACTTATATGTAGAAGGAGATATAAATGGAGGGGACTTAACTTTAGTAAATCTTCATGTAACAAATGATGTTTCTATAGATGGCAATCTATATCTAAATGGGAATCTTTTAGGATTTACTTTAGGAGAGTTAAATGATGTTTCAGTTTCTGGGGTTACTCTAAATCAAGTTCTTTCATGGGATGGAACATACTGGGTTCCTGCTGATAGTTCTACAGCAGGTTCTGCTACATATACTTATGTGGATGGCTCTCTAAATGAGCGAGATGTTTCAATAGCATGGCTAGTAGGATATAATGACGAACAGGATACTTCTATAGCATGGCTAAGGACATATATGTATACTAAGGCTGAGGTAGATGATATGTTCGTTCCAAGAGATGCTTCTATAATAAGAATAGATGGTTCTCTTAATTCTCTTTTTAATAAGAATGTCTCCCAAGATGCTTCAATAGTTTCTTTAAGAGCTACAAATACTTCCCAAGATGCTTCAATAGTAGTTATAAGAGCTAGATTAGATGCTTCCTTAATCACAGACCTTAATGGTTTACAGGATGTAAATATAACGTCCCTTAATGATAATGACTTTCTTCTATTTAATACTGATACTTCTAAATGGGAGAATCAGCCTTCGGAAGAGTTAATAGAGTTCGGGTCAAAAGATTCTTCAGCAACAGGGCTTCCAGGACAAATGGCTTATGATGCTTCTTATTTTTATCTATGCACAAGCACTAATGTATGGATGAGATTTTTAGGAGAAAATAATTACTAATGTATAGACCTATTAATAGAAATGGAAACCCTTTATTAAGGAATGGAAGTCCTTTAATGGGTAACTCTGCTAAATACTCCAGAAAAGGATTATTGGCAAGATGGGATTTTAATGACACTCTAATAGATTCCTATAATAATTATGTTCTTACTTTAGCTGACGGCTCTATAATATACTCAACTAATAGAAAGGAAGGGACAAAAAGTCTATATTTCGATGGAAGCACTTATTTTAATGTCCCCACCGAACTATGGGGTATAGGTGGTCCAGGACCACCTAACTCCCCTTTTACTATTAACTGGTGGATGAACGTTCCTTCTACAAGTCCCTCTACAGGATATGTCAATACTGCATGGTCTATTTCCTACGCCCCTGTTGGAACTGATAATTCTAGAATACTGGCAAATAATGTCCTTTTTAATAGAATGAACCAGTTCTACGATAGTAACAGAACAGCAGTTCTTAATGGAACTCCGTCTGCTAATACATGGACTATGTATACAGCAAGATTCGATGGAACTACAATGAAGTTTCAATCAGATAATGGGGGTTATTCTGGAACTGCTTCAGTTCCTGGAAACTATTATACTATAACTCCTCTTTACTTTTGGTTAGGAAGAGACTGGTATAGTCTTATAACTCACCCTGACCCTGATAATGCAGCTCCTGGTCTTATGATAGATGTGATGTATATCTATGATAGATGGATTACTGATGAAGAAGTAGGCCTTTTATGGAACTCTGGAAGGGGAGGATAAATAGGAGAAACTCCCTATTTCTAAATGAAGATATATAATCTAAATAACTATTTCTTATGTCACAAATCCAAGGAAGAGTTTTCGATTCTTCAATATATGGATGGGTAGCCGACGTGGCCTCCTCTCTTTCAGCTTCAGGATATGCAACTATAACTTATGTGGACTCCTCGCTCTCTGCAAGGGACACTTCAATAGACTTTCTAAAAGCCTATAATGCTATTCAAGATGCAAGTATAGCAGCTTTAGCTAGCGATGATGTAACGCAAGCCTATGTCGATGGGTCTTTAGGAGCTAGAGATACTTCTATAGCCTGGCTCAAATCATATGATACAATTCAGGACACTTCAATAGGACTTAAAGCTGATAAAACTTATGTAGATGGCTCTTTATCCCTTAAAGCAGATAAGACTTATGTCGATTCTTCTCTTTCTTCAATGGACGCTTCAATAGCTTATATAGCTTCTAATTATGTAGAGGAAGTTATAAATGACCCGGGTATAGGCGCGAGCTGGTCTCTTATAAACTCAAGTGAAGGCCCTTCTGTCACTATAAAGGGGTTTCAAACCATTTTTCCGTTACAAACCTCAAATACAGGGCCTTATTTATCTACTCAGGTTTCAACAACATGGATAAATAATCTGGATTCCTCTATAAATGGAGCATATGCTGCTTCAGCTTCTTATGATACTATTCAGGATGTTTCAATAGCTAATGCTCTGACTAAGAATACGGCTCAGGATGTTTCAATAGCTTTCTTAAATACCTATAGAGGGGTTCAGGATACTTCTATTTCTACACTAGAGAGTAGGGTCTCAGCTAACGATGTAAGCATAGCTTTCTTAAATACTTATAGAGTAGTTCAGGATACTTCTATTTCTACTCTTCAAACAGGAGTCTCGGCCAATGACACTTCTATAGCGTGGCTAGATTCTTATAGGGAGGTTCAAGATACTTCAATAGCAGAGAAACTCCCATTTCAAATAGCCAGAGACACTTATTTCACAACGGGTTTCGTTAATAGAACAGATTCTTCTTTGGCTTTCGATAGTTCTACTAGAGTCTTTACTATTTCAACAGGAAGTTCTTATTCTATTTATAATGAAAGTATAAAGTCTACTATTTCTGCGGATGCTTCTACTCAACTCTCTGATGATGTTGGAATACACTATATCTGGTATGACTCTTCAGCCTCCCTACAACATGCAATTACAGCATGGAGTATAGTTTCAAATAATGCTCCAGTAGCAACAGTCTATTGGGATGGTTCAAAAGGAACTCTAAACGAAGAAAGACACTCAGCCGGTAGAAACTTAGAATGGCACGAATGGGCTCACGACACTATAGGAACTAGATATGAGAGCGGATTAGCAGGAACTTTCCAAGATGGGTCTACCTCTTTTACAGCCGGATATATTCATGACGAAGATATAGACTTCTATATTTCTACCCAGACTTTATTAAGACCATGGTATAGAAAGACAGGTGGATTAGAAATGACTTTCGATAGTTCCACTCTCCCATATGCTGCTAAAGTTATAGGAGGAGTTCTACAATATGATAATGCTGGAACTCTAACAAACGTTACAAATAACTATTATATCTGCAACTGGGTATATGCGGAGACTAATATGGAATACCCTATATTCTTCGTAGTAGGCCAGGCTCAATATAACAAACTTTCAGATGCTCTATTAGACCCTGCTCCTACTATTCCTAATATAATAAGCCCAGAATATAAACTATTATATAGAACAGTATGGCAGAATAACAGTGGAACCCCAGATTATATTCAGAATCAGGACTTAAGATTACAGACAAGTTTACCCGGCGCAGGAACTTCAACTGTTTCTGCTGCTTCTGTAACGTTTAGCCCATATGAAACTATAGAAGCTACAAATGTTCAAGCAGCTATTCAGGAAGTAGTAAATGAGTTTACTACAAAGACTTATGTAGATTCTTCTTTAGGAGCTAGAGACGCTTCTATAGCATGGTTAAATGCTTATAGAATAATTCAAGATGCTTCAATAGCTTCAATAGCTGGAGTGGATAAAACTTATGTAGATTCTTCTCTAGGATTTAGAGACGTTTCAATAGCTTTCTTAAATACCTATAGAGGAGTTCAGGACACTTCAATAGCGTTAAAAGCAAACCTAAATACTGCTTTTACTGAAGTCTCCACAGCTTATGTAGTTCTTTCTACTGATAATAATAAGATTATAAAATGTGATGCTTCCTTAGTAGTTACTTTCCCAGATAGCTTAACAACAGGATTCCAATGCACAGTCCTTAATGCTTCAACAGGATATGTAAGGCTGGATGCTTCAACTCTTAGAACAACAGATAGCTCAACTCAATTAAAGAATCTATATGCAGGGGCTTCAGCAGTTCACTATGGCTCTGGAATCTGGTATGCGTGGGGCAACTTAAAAGGTTAAAATACGTTAATTATTAAACCTTTATAAAAAAAGACTATATAAAAAATATGATAATCTTAAGACATGGTATATTAGAGCAGGAAATACAGGTAGCAACCCCGCCGACCCCGTCATACCCGACTGATGGACTTTTGGCGAGATACGATTTTAATGATACTCTTAATGATACTTATGGTAGTTTCAATGGATGGGAGTCTCAAGCAACCCCGGCAGAATGGTCTTATGGGGAGTCAGGAGTTATAAATAAGGACTTTAAGACAAATGTAACAACAGGGTGGTCGTCTGGTGGAGCTCAGCCAAAAAAATGCTTAAAAAATGTAACAGATGCAAGCCTTTATGGTATGGTTAACGGAACTGGAAAGGAATGGGCCGTTTCTTTTTGGGCAAAGATTACAACCGCCGGGATGACGTTAGGATATGGAGTTACATGGAATGATAGCCCTTCAACAGAAAAAATAAAAGTAGGATGGTATAATCCAGGCACACCAAGACTAATAGTTTATGGCGCCTCCGGAGAAATAATAGGATATAATAATGACTATAGGGATAGTAGTTGGCATAATTATGTTCTTAATATGGATGCAACAAATATAAAACTTTATGTTGACACAGCAGAAGTAGCTTCGGGCTCTCGAGTTAATCTAACAGGCGCGGATATATGTGGAATAGGGGCAAATGCTGTAGCAACAGACCAGATTCTTATGGGCGAAATCGATTTAGTTTATTTCTATAATAAGGCAATAAGCACTGGGGATATAACTCAATTATATAATGGGGGAAGTGGAATATAAAAAAATAAAAAAATGGAAAGAAAAAAAGTTATTCTATGCGGATATAACTGGTCAGGATGTAAAGCTCTAGAACTCTTATTAGAAGAGGGTCATGATATATTCGTATACACTCATGAAAATCCAGACCATATAAACTCCTTAAAAAGCCTATGTGAAAAAAGAGGGGTTCCCTATTCTCTGGAGAAGATTAGTATGGGGAATCTTCCGTTTATTCCTGATATAATATGTTCAATATACTATTCCTATATTATACCTGACGATGTGATAAAATCTGCTGAAGGAAAGGCTTTTAATCTTCACCCTTCTCTTCTTCCTAAATATAAGGGATGTTCTAGTTTAACATGGGCTATGATAGAGGGGGAGAAGTTCGTTGGCTATTCTTTTCACTATTTAACTCCAGATATAGATGGCGGGAATATAATACTTCGGGATTCAATAAAAGTAGAGGACTTCGATACTCAAATAACACTTTATTATAGAGTTATGTTCGAGGCCCTAAAAGACTTTCAAAAAGCTTTTAATCATGTTCTTAATGAGTATAAAGGAAAAAAACAGGAAACTGGAGGTAGCTATAATAAAAGAGGCTGTCCTTATGATGGAAATATAGACCCTACATGGGGCGATGAAAAAAAGGAAAGATTTATAAGAGCTATGATATATCCTCCTCTTAAAGGGGCTAGTTATTTAGGAGAAGAAATAGGAAGTTATGAAAGAATGAAAAAGCTAGATGAAATAATGCAGGGCTTAACAGCTGACTTAATATAAAAGAAATGAAAATATGGGGCTTCTTCCTGTAGGCATAAACAATAGAATAGTGGAATGGAGGGCAAAGGATAAGATAGTTAATGTCTTTCTTAATGATGCTTCAGGCTCCGTAACTTCTATAGCTGACTTAAGCGCTTATTTCTATGCAAAGAAGTTTCCTATTTCTAGTTCAGCAGATTTAGATATTTCAATAGGATATTATAGTAAGGACCTGGATAAGAAAATGTTCTGCTTCCACCTATATCCTTTTATTACAGATATATCTATTGGAGATTACTTATATGAGATTCTTATTACTGACACTGCTGGATTAAGAATAACCATTGTTCAAGATAGATTTTCTCTGCTTCAAACAGTTTTCGAAGGATATACTGCTGGAAACTCTATTAACCCTTCAACTTATTCATTTACTAATTATGACTCCTCTATGATATTAACAATAGAGGGTAGAACAGAGGAGTGGAATCTATATACTCCAGACTGGATTACAGCCAGTAGAACTTCAGGAACATATGGGACTTATGAAGTGGTTCTTACAGCTAATTCAGATGTAAGCGTTCCATATGCAGATGTTTCTATAGTCTTTAACAATGAGACTATGGTCATGGATACTTCATATGGCTATTATAATCTCTCCCTAGATTCATGGTGGAAGTTCGAGAATAATCTATTGGATTCTTCTTCTGGAACGTATAATCTAGAAGCTTCAGTAGGATATGCATACCCTCCAATCCCTACAGACTACTATTACTATGATGTAGCTTCTGTAGACTCCTCATGTATATTCTTAATTAATGATAAGGGAGCAGTTATACAAAATATAGTTCTTAGCACTAATAATACTACAAATCTATATAATAGAGAGCCTGGATGGTCTAATTCAGTATGGTTCAAAGCTCCTCACCTTCCTGTAAGTTATAGGGGTGGAGCTATGGTCTTCTCTAACCATGGAAATGGAGAGGTGGGAATAGATATAGGTATAGATAGTGATGGAAAGGTTTTCGCAAGAAGAATAGAGGTATGGGGGGGAGACTGGTGGTGGGGATGGACAAGTGATAGTTCAGTAGTAGGAGACGACACATGGCATAATATAATCCATACCTATAATTCTATTACAAAAGTCTCTAAGGTATATCTAGATGGAGCTCTTACGTATACTGCTGACCCAGTAACAGACTATTTAATAACTGGATTCGATTCTACATATTTAGGAGCAGAATGGATAGACCAGGGATTTATTATAAGAAATGGCTTCTGGGGATACTTAGATGAGGTTAAGATTTTTGGATACCCTCTACCTGCTTCACAGGTTAGCCAAATATATAATCAGGGAATATAAATAAATAGAGTATATGGGAACTTATAACTTATACAACAATAAACTAGAAGGCTTTCAGGGGAACACCAAGGACGTTCTAGTAGTCGTTTACGATGCTTCTGGAAATCTGATGGATATAACAGATTATGACGCTTCCCTCTATATGAAGAAATACCCTATTAGACCGGGAAACCCAATAGATGTAGCTAAGTCTTATATTACAAAGGATGCTTCTGCAGGTTCTTTCCTATTCAAAATGTCTTCAGAAGACCTGGATATAGCAGCAGGCGATTATGTTTATGAGGTCATAATAGATAATACAGCTCAAAGACACACTGTCGTTCAGGACAGATTTAACTTAAAAGACTCAATAATATAAAGTAAGATGAAGAGTATGCTAGATAAGATATACAACTTTTCGTTTCCTGTAGGAGGCGGAACACTAGGAGCTATAACCAAAGTTCCCGAGGTCACAAGTTCAACGATTACTCATAGCGGAATAGTTTTAGAAACTATATTAGTAGCAGCAATAGGAGCCTTAACTGGATATATCGTTAAGAAACTTTTAGATTACATATGGCCGAAGTTCTGTAGGCTATGTAAGAAGTAGTTGTTTCATGTAAACCCCTCTAGGACTCCAAAGCTATAGAGGGGTTTTTCGCGCGAACAGGACCCTTATTTCCACAGCCCTCGTAAGTGAGACTAGAGTCATAGAGTCCTACTATTTAGAATCTTTCTAAATAAGGCCCGAACAATAGGTTTAAGTATACCCGAAGACCGTCTCATGTTCCTTCAGGGGAGTCGGCCCGAAAGCCCTCTAGTGGTGAGTTTTTTTTTCCGGCGCTCACGGGCGGCTCGCGATTCTTATCGTTTTCTCCACCCCTTTAGTATGTAGAGCTCATGGGACCTCCCTGGGGTTCTTACTGTCTATACTTAATCTAAATAGAGATAAAGGACTGGGGAGTATGACCTTAAGGGTCTGGGGGCTATACGTTCCGTTCGCGCGACTGAGGGACTGGGGTAGTGGGTAAGTAAGGGTGAAGGTATATCGTTTAGTATACGCTACGTATAGGCGTATACGAATAAGATATAGAGGGACTAATAGAGAAGGTCTTCCATGGCGGGAAGACCTTCAACGAGAAATAAAATAATTACAAATATGGCTTTATTTGCTTACTATATATCCATGAGAAAGGATTAGGTATAGAGAATCGTAGAATAGATTCCTTAACGATTCCTTAACGTTCCTAACGATTTTTAACGATTTATTTCGTTGCCATGTGAGTAGGAATGTTTATATTTACTCTGTATAACCAATAAAAGAATAACAAAATGGAAACAAGATTTTATGACATTCTCTTTCAGCCGCAGAAGAATATGATAAGCAGAATCTCCGATAGGGGAGAAGACATAGACGGCGATGCTACAAGGCCCATACACTTATTGAAGGGCTTAACCAAATCCCAATATAAGAAATGGATTCGTAAGAATCAGGACAAATGCTTAGTAGTAGTCGTAAGCGATGGGATTAACAAAGAGACTCCTGCTTACTATTATGCTCATAATCCTATAGCAGAAAGGTTCTTCTGGTCATGGTTCGGCGCTCTTATAAATGGAACAGCAGGAAATGGAGCTGCTATATTAATGGATTACTCTAAGTAAATAAGTTCTAGGGAATGGGTGAGAGCCTATTCCCTTAACGATTCCTTAACGATTTAATTATATAATAAAATGGAATACAAAAAAGATTTTTTCTGGACAACAAAGAAACTATGGGGAGATAAACTAGATGAAGGACTTTTCCCAGTCCTTAAAGCCTCTATAGGAGGGCTTCCTCTAACTATTCCTAAAGGAGCAGTCTTAATGGCTGTAGTGGAATACCCCGCAGACTGGACTTTAGCCCAAAGGATGCATGCTCTGGAGGATAGAGATATTAAGCCATGCATAATGGTGGACGTAAGCTCTGAAGGTAAAAGGGGAGTTTTTATGGGACTTTTAATAGGAACATATTTGGAACTTATTTATAAAAATAATAAAAAATAACGAGATGAAAAAGATGAAACACTACGATTACAGGTTCCGCGCAGAATGTATGCGTGATGTAAAAGAACTCGAAAAGGTCTTACAGAAGGCCGGCGTATATCCTATATGGGGTAGCCATGAACCGCTTAAGAACGGGAAGAAGTGGGTGAATAGATTTATTACGGAGAGAGACAAGGAGTTCCCTGATGTTGAAGTCTGGGCTCAGTCCGCTATGGAGATAGAGGAGCTCAGGGACTACATGAGGATGGTGGATGACGGCCATGTCATGGTCCAGACTCTTAATTATACTTTTCTCTATACTGGAGAAAGAGACTGCGATAAATCTTAACGAATCCTTAACGATTTTAACGAATCCTTAACGATTTATTTCGTCTGTATGTAGAATGGATTTATTATATTTGGACTACATAATTAACATAATACAGAAATGAAACAGAAAACCGTAGAAAACGCAAAGAGAGTTCTGGAACTATTTCCTAGTCCTCATGAACTCATGAACAGCCCGCTTATGGGTAAAGTTCTTTACCCAATACATATTATGGCCTTTAGGGATTCTCAGGAGTGGGAAGGTCTCTCTATGGCTGTAGACCATATTATGATGACTATGCAGCATAGGTCCTTCACTAAGAATGGCTACCTCTTTCCCAGAAACAGGGAGAAGGGAGAAGTCATATTACTTCACGCGTATGACGGGGAGACCCTGGTAGATAGTCTTACAGTCTATAAAGCTCTTCTGGTTCTTATGTTCTGCTCATGGATGGGTATGGAATGCTTCTCCACTGATGTAGACTATATCCGTAAGAACTATGCTAAGATAGAGAAGCAGGCCGCTGCTTACGATAAGCTAAGATTTGATGATGACGAGATATATTCCCTAATGGACTAATAGGGGGATAAATCTAATGGATTTATAATGAGTATAAATATAAAAAAAAAGAACTATGAAAAAAGCAGTAGAATTATTGGAAAGAGCCTTAGGCTTTATTAACTACGTAAAGGACTCCGAAGGAGAGATAAACGATGAAGGTCTCGAAGGAGATATAATGGAGTTCCTATATGGCGAGCTAGAGGAGAGGGAAACTAATAAGGAATCCTCTTCACAACTGGATTCTATTATTAAATCTGGTGAAGGTCTTTTTTAAGGAGATATGGTTATGAATAAAGAACTTCTTCCCGTTCTGCCTCAGAGTCTAAGTTTAGTTGTCCAACGTCTCGATAACGTTTCAGAGACGAGCTCTGAAGCCGTCTCGACGTTGTCCAGCCTTCGACTTCGGAGAAACAGAGTTTCTCCTACGTCTCAGGTAAAGCCCTCTACTTATGTATGTTTTGAGTTTCGTTAAGATTTCGTTAAAAAAGTTAAAGTCTCGTTAATTAACGTTTCCTTAACGTTCTTAACATAGCTTTAACAAGAAGGGATAGAACTTATTTAAGAATAATCCATACTTACTATGAAGGATATTAAGAGAAGAAAGAATAATAACCTTAACAACTACGTATAATGAATGTTTTAGAAAGAGATGAATTAGGAGTAAAGACCTTACTCCATACGATTAAACTTCTTAGGGATAAGAATGAAGCTTACTTCCATGGAACCTTTAACTGGCTTATTAAGAATAGGTCTCCGTTCGCCAAGTCCCATATGCTCTATGACCCTGACAGCAACAGCTTTAAGTGGTTTACTAAACCCATACTCTATACTGAGAAAGGATGGAATGACTTTGGTCCTAATGACTATATAAAGGAACTCCATTTCTCGTATAGCTCTACAAGGCCTTTTGGTGCTATAGTTTCAGATTCCGTATGGGTTCATAAACTTCTTAATGCAAGAGCAGATGACATAGCTATAAACAAAGCTATAGAGGTATGGGTAGCAGACTACCACTCTAAAGCTACTGACGAGCTACTACACTTTCAGAAGATACTCTTAGATATTAGAAGGGGAGGTTCTATTCCCTTATTTTAGGTCTGCGTTTCTTTTCTCATGGGGGACTGCTGTTTTATTGGTTTCAGCGGTCCCCTTATTTTTTGGCTTACTTTTACATACTCCAAAATAGGATTTACTTTCCGGCCCATTGGCCTTCTCATAAGCTCTAACCTGCTTTTCTAGAACTTTCTTAAACTTTTCCATAATATATAGATAAATGGCTTAAATATGAAAAAACTACTTAAATCCTTTTTACAAGTTATAGATGCTGTAGGAGCGGTTATTCTTAACTGGTTTTTTGGATTAATTATATTCCTATTTATATCTTTTTTAAGTTTCTGTTCTTTCCTTATAGGGGGGAAAGCAGGGCTTATTCGTTTTTATAAGGATTATGGAAGTTCCCTCGATTATGAAGAAGAACATAGACGTTAGGACTAAAGAGGGTAGAGCAGATTTTTATCGCTCTACAGAATGGCTTATGCTTAGACAGTATATTCTCTCTAAGAATCCACTATGCGAGAGATGCCTTAAAAAGGATAGAATAACTCCAGCAACTGAAATACACCATAGAGTGGATTTAGCCTATTTCCCGGAAGGACGATTAGACCCTAATAACCTAGAAGCCCTATGCGCTCCCTGTCATAATAGCCACTCGGCTAGAGAAGCTACAGGTTCAGAATTAGATTTAGAAGTAGTTAATAGGAACTGGAAAATAGATGTAGAAGACTTTAATAAAAATCCAAAATGAACGAGATTAGAAACTTAAAATACTTTCCTGGATATGGAGTAACCATAGATGGAGAGGTATGGAGTTATAAAGGGGAAGAACCTATAAGACTTCAGGAAATAAATCATGCTTACGATTATGACGTTGTAAATCTAACTAAGGAGGATGGAAAGAGAGCTACTGTCTTAATCCACCAACTCGTTATGGAAGCATGGGGAGTTCCTAGACCCAGACCTTTTAGTGAACATGTCATAACCCATTTGGATAGAAATAAGAAGAATAATAGATTAGATAATCTTAGATGGATTCGTAAGGATGAAATAAGAGCTAATAAATCACTACCTGTAAGAGCTATAGGAATAGATGAAGGGGATAAGATACTATTCCGAACAACAACAGATGCGGCTAAATACTTTAGAACAAATCAGGTGAAAATAAGAGATGCTATTATAGCAGGAAAAATCTGGAGAGGATATAAGTTTGAATATATCGAAAAATAATCATGAAAGAAGGTATATCTATTTTAATAACGGCTTTTCAGGCGCAGGACTTTATAGATAGATGTTTATATTCTATAGAGACACAGACCTATTTTAAGGACAACGATAACTATGAGGTCTTAATAGGAGTAGATGGATGTGAGCCTACTCTAACTGCTATACAAGAAATAATGCTTAGGAGGGGATTTAGGAATATAAGAGTTTTTATGATGGACTCTAATAAGGGGACCTTTATAACTATGAACACTCTTATAGACCTATATAAGTATAATCAGTTTATTAGATTCGATGCAGATGACATAATGAGGACTACTATGGTCGAAAGGATTATGGACGAGAAGGATGGATATGACTTAGTGAGATATTTTTACCATAACTTCCATAATAATGGAGAACCTGCTGAGCCCTATTTACAAAAAGACGTTATGTATGGTCAGGGGTGCTCTTACTTTAAGCGTAGGGTCTTCGATGTTGTAGGAGGGTATATGCCATGGCTATGTGGAGCGGATTCTGAAATACTATATCGCATAGAGAGAACAGGTATACTTAAGACTATGAAGATAAATGAGGTCTTATTCGAGAGAAGACTTCATGACCATAATCTTACTATATCTCCAAAAACAGGACTCCAGTCCCCCCTAAGAAAACACTATGCTAACGTCATAAAGAATATGAATAAGGGAATAGCTTTTGGCCTAGAAAACCCTTATTTGGATAAAGTAACTAACACCTATAAAGAAGTAGAACTATGAAACAACAGGAACCAGAAATGGATTATAGGAGAAACAAGAGAGTAGTTTTCCTTAATCCTGAAAACTTAGAACCAGAACTATTAGCCCTTTCTGTAGCAGATGCCTCTAGATATTTACATATAGGTCAGAATATAGTAACAGACTTATGCATGAATAGAATAGAGAAGGTTCCTAAAAAGAGTAGGGAAAAGATAGGATATAAGATTATGTATGCCGACCAGTGGGAGAAGGAGCATAATGAGTTATTACCTTACGGAAGAGTAAATCTGGAGTAGGATATATACTATGCTTCCTTTTATCTTTGGAGGCTCTTTCGGAATTATGTTTTTTTTCCCTCTCCTGAAATCTCAGGAGAGGGTTTTTATTATAAGATATATGGCTTTACACTACGTTAAAAATAAAGAGCTCTATTTAGAGATAATAAAATCCAAGGACTCCTCATGCGCTACTGCAGAACTTATGGGGATGTTCTTTAAGATGAGCAATGGATTAGCAAATAAGTTTAACTTCTCCCAGCAAGATAGAGAGGACTGTATAATGGGCGGAGTAGAGGATGCATGGAAATACTTCTGGAACTTCGATGCCTCTATATCCACTAATGCCTTCGCCTATATAACTCAGATTATAAAGAATGGTCAGTTTAAGACCCATAGAGATATTTATAAATCCTACTTTAAGGATATAGGATATAAGCAGGTTTCTATTAATAACATATACAACTTATGAAATACCTCTTAAGTCCTAACACTTTCGTTCAGGATAAACAGGACCTGTTTATAACTCATAAAGGAGCTACAACATGGTTTAGAATGCCTCCTGGATTTAGTATAAAAGAGGTAAGTGAGGACCTTAAAATACTATGCCTTACCCTTCTATTCTACCCCCTGAATAGGGATATTTATAATCATGAGTATACCAGAACGCCAACAGGTAGCAATATAGGTATGGCCTATTCTGGAGGAACAGATTCTGCCTCTATGGCTTTCCTCTTACCTGAAGATAGAACTATTCCTTTCCACCATTTAAGATTAGCAACAACTAAAACAGTATATAAACCAGATAACCAGACTTTCTGTGCAGATGTTTTCGAAGACACAACTATAAAGAGATTCCGGAGAGGTATAATAAGGATTCCTTCTACGTTTGAAGACCTCAGACAACTAAGAGGATTAAGACCTGGGTTCATGAATGACTATTCCTTTTTCGCAGGAATAGTTCTTATGGCTGATGAACTAGGATTAGGCTACCTCTCTCAGGGTAGACTAATAGAGAACTCCTGGATACACTCTGGACAATACTACCAGGACTGGCCTAATACGGAACACTATAAGACCTTCTTTGGCCTATTCGAAAGAGCAGGCCTTCCTCTATATCTTCCTATTACTCTATGCTCTGAAGCTCTTACTACAAAGATAGTAACAGCAGAAGGACTATTTACACAGCCATGTATGAGAGGGTCCAGAGGACAAGGATGTAACAACTGCTACAAATGCTTTAGAAAAAGTATGCTTAAAGGAGAGCTTATACCCTATAAAGATTCTAAAGAGATAATGACCTATATAACTAAGAGACCACTTAAGCAGGCTTCAGGACTTATACATGCTATGAATAAGTATGGATTCGATATACCAGAGCTACAAGAGTATAAAGGATTAGACCTTTCGTTCCTGGAGAAGTGGTTCCCTTATACACTCAGAGGTATACCAAAAGAGTTCCATGAAGACCTCTCTGCTAGAATAAGTCAATATGCAGAAAGAGAGGAAGACCCTACCAGACTATTAGAGTATAAGATATAACTATTTGATTACTAATACTTTATACTTACCCACTACCCCAGTCCCTCAGTCGCGCGAACGGAACGTATAGCCCCCAGACCCTTAAGGTCATACTCCCCAGTCCTTTATCTCTATTTAGATTAA